GTTGACAGTCCCGCCGCTGTTGCCAGCCCGCTTTGAATTTCAGTTACGGCATCGGCTTTAAGACTTGCAGCGGTGATCCAATCAGTCGGAAGCGCTGGTAAACCAGTCAACGTTCTGGTTGCATATTCCCAAACTTCCTGTGCGGATGCACCAGAGCCAGCAGATATATTTTCAATGGCGGTCATCAGAGCAACGAGCGTCTCATCCGTCCAGCCAGCGCCCTTGATTGCGGTTAGCGTGGCTTCATTGGCAGGTGTGGCTGGCAGATTATCGGTCTTATCTTTAATTGCTATTATACTCGTATTATCAGGGGCAGTATAATCATTAGCTGCCAACCTACTACTAACAGTAGTGTCTAATTTACTAACATCAGCTTTAAACATATCTGCATTACTTGTATTGGCAAGTGTTCCTGTAATATTTAACTTATCTAAATATCCTGCTCTAACAGCAGTTAATCTGGTTTCTAACTCATCTACAAGAGTAATAACTGTAGATAAAGCAGAAGCTGTCGCAAGATTACTTATATCAGCCTTGAAAATATCAGCATTATCGGTGTTAGCCAGAGTTCCTGCAACATTTAACTTATCAAGATAGGTTGCACGAGCAGCAGTCAATCTGCTTTCTAATTCGTCTACATAACTATTCACAGTTGCAAGTGCAGCAGCAGTTGCAAGCCCACTAACATCAGCCTTGAACAAGTTTGCATTATCAGTATTGGCGAGTATTCCTGAGACATTGAGCTTGTCCAGATAACCAGCACGAATGGCTGTTAATCTACTTTCCAACTCGTCTACCAAATCATCAACAGCTGCCAATGCCGATGCTGTGGCTAATCCACTGACATCTGCCTTAAATGAATTAGCGTTTGAAGTATTGGCTAAATCCCCAGCGACATTAAGTTTATCAAGATATCCTGCACGTGAAGCCGTTAGGCGAGACTCCAATTCATCCACAAAATCATCCACAACAGATAACGCAGCCGCGGTGGCAAGCCCATTCTGAATTTCCGTTATAGCATCAGCCTTGAGGCTGGCAGCGGTGATTGCATCAGTAGACAGCGATGCAACATTCACATCCAGCGAGTCGGTCGAGCAGAGCGTATCGTATACATTTGCCGTTACAACCAGAAAGTCCTGCCATACTGGAAGCGCCCCACTTTTACTCACGGCAACCCGCAACCTGCCTAACGTGCCAGTATCAGTGGCGTTGAGCGAAATATCGTAATAGCCGTTTTCATCGTGCGTTGCCCCAGCAGTGTTGTTCGTTTGTGCGAAGTCACCGCCGTTTTTACTCAGCCGAACGTCTGCTTGCGCAATCGTGAGGGCGGTCTCGGCAGTCTTGCCGTCTGTATCGTCAATAAACGGGCCGAGTTTGATGGTAGCTGCTGTGCTTTGTTTGAGTATATTCATTAGTTACCTCGCATTCGCGCATAATATAGAAAGAACTTTGGCAATTTCGCCTCAATAACCTTAACATAACTTGAAGATTGAATATAGTTGGTATAAAGCGTTTTTCCACTTACCGTCAATGCTTGCCAAGCTGTTTGAGAGGTAGCATTGGGGGCATATCCGTATAAATAATTGAGTCTTGAGGATGGGACACTCCAGCTAATATTATGACTTTCAAACCATCCTGTAGCAGAGGGGAGCATCAATGAAGTGAGAGAGCTGCAGTTGATGGCGTAATAACGCATAAAATTGGCGCCAACACTCGTTAGTCCAGATGTGTCAGGAACGGATAGCGAAGTGAGAGAGCTGCAGCCGTAGGCGTAGTAATACATAAAATAATCACCGACACTCGTCAACCCAGACGTGTCAGGTACGGATAATGAAGTGAGAGAGGTGCAGCCATAGGCGTAGGCATACATAAAATAATCACCGACACTCGTTATTGGAGTAGCGGTAGTATCCCAAGCAACAGTAACCGACGCTTTTATATTTGGTAATATTGCCGTTGTATCCGAACTCATTCCAGATAAAGGCGTTCTAAATTGATAGACTTTACCAGCCTTCAGCGTGCAATCCGTGCTAAGCCAAGTTCCAGAAGTACCTTCACGCCATTCCGTGCTTTTCACCATCGCTTTTACAACCTGCGAAGCATCGCTTGCAGTTGTAATTGTAGCAATTATTCGGTCATAAGCCTGCGTCAAGTTTTGCTTTACGGTTGCTGTGAGCGTGACGTTAGTGCCAGTAAGCGAGTACGAGCCAGCGGCGCAAGTGAGGGTCAGGTTTTGGGAGGATGAAGCGGCGGTTACAACGGGCATAGGGGGCTCACCCCAATCACCTGCCCATGTAGTAACGAGGTCGGGAGTGGAAACATTATCACCTGCCCAATAATAGCCATAACCGTAACCAAGACTGGAAGTAATATGCCAACCCGTCCCATACATTTCATTATAATCCCAACCAATGCTATAAGAGCCATATATATATAGAGGTTTTCCTCCATATGTTCCTGTTTCAATATATGTACCATTAACCGCAGTTGTTCCAGCACCGCTAACAATCATATCCGTCATACGCTCACCTCGTATCCTTTACCGCCCAAGCCCAGCGCAAGGGCGGTTTCATATTCGCCACGATTACGCCAAGCTGAATAGTTCAGTGCCGAAATCCAACTTGAAGGTGTCGTCCTTTGCGAGTGTGACCTCCGAGCCGTAGTCGAAGAAGCAGATGAGCTCTTTGTTCGCGGCGGTGTCGTTGTAAATAATCGCATAGCGAAACGCTGGTACATCGCCTGTCGCAGTCATGGTTTTGTCTGCCACAACCAGTTTGTAAGTGCCAGAAGTCTGACTTGAGCTTGAAACGGTCAAAGTTACACTGTCCAGATTGGTCGTGGCGATGGTGGTAATGTCCGCCAACTT